TTTGAAAAGCATCAAGTCATCAACAAGAAAACACCTAGCAAAATCAAGGCATTTTGCGATATACCGCACGACTACGGTAGTGATCCGGTAGCCCTACCCTCTGGAAAGGAAAGGAACAGGGAACAGGAAAAGGGAACAGGGAAAAGGAATAGCGCAACTCCGTTGCGCCCCACCGATGTCGATGAAACGGTTTGGGAAGATTGGATTGCTTTGCGTAAACGCAAAAATGCCGTTGTTTCTGAAACGGTAATCAAAGCCGCAAAAGACGAAGCTGCCAAACTCAACTGGTCGCTGGAGCAGTTTTTGCGGGAATGGTGCCTGCGCGGTAGCCAGGGGCTGAAGGCTGATTGGATTCAAGGCCAGCCAAAAGTTTACGAAAGCGCCAAAGACCGCAGCCGCCGTGAAATCATCGAGGGATTAACCGGAAAGAAAAGCCATGACACCACAATTATCGACATCTGAACCGCTACCGACCGCTTGGATTGAGAAACTGTTCGAGCGCATGGCTGCGCTTTATGGCAGCAAGTTTGCCGATATGTGGCGCGGCACCGACCCAGAGCAGGTCAAGGCACTTTGGTCGCAAGAACTGGGCAAACTAAGCCGCGAGGAAGTTACCAAAGGCGCACAAGCGCTAATGACTTTGGAATGGCCGCCGAGCCTGCCGCAGTTCATCAATCTTTGCCGCCCAAAGCTAGACGCTCAAAAAGCCTTCACAGAGGCATTAAACGGGCTTATGGCGCGAGATCGGGGCGAGGTTGGGGTATGGAGCCATCCGGCGGTTTTTTGGGCTGCTGTGCGCGTTGGTGCGTTTGATATAAAAAACGCAACTTACCCGCAAATTAAAGGTCGGTGGGAAAGCGCACTCGGTGATGAGTTAGAAAAATCGCAATGGCCTGAAATACCTAAACCTGTGGTTTCTTTGCCGCCGATTAAAGTTTGTGCTGAAGTTGCACAAAAATATCTTGCAAAGATGCAAGTTCATAAGTCAGAATTAAGCCACATTGACCATAAGCGATGGGCAAAGAAAATTATGGAACGGCACGAACATGGCGACAAATCTCTTTTGCCAGTTCAGGTGTCGATGGCCAAGGCAGCGTTAAACGCACCGACATAAGGAGAAAAAATGAGAAAGAATCCAATACCACCGCACGCGCTGATGGACGATCTGCGCAACAGATTGCATTGCGTCAACGATTGTGAGTTAGCGCGTGAGATTGGTTGCGCACCTAGCATGATCTCAAAGTTTCGGCATGGCACCTGTGCGGTATCGGCGGCGTTGATTTTGGATATGCACGAAAAATTTGGTATGTCGGTGGCTGAAATCAAAATGTTGATTCAGAGGGCAGAAGATGAACGTAACCTTTGCTGAGATTATTTTGCTGGTCGCAGGTGGGTTGATGGGCGCTGGTGTTGTTTTTTTTATTGCTGGCTGGTTGGCTGTGCTGTTGCTTGATGACCCGAATGAATGAATACACCTGGTCGGAAGAATGGCGGCGAATTACAGAAGCGAAGTTTTGGGTAGCACAGTACAAATTGCATAAAAAGGAACACGGCGCGAAAGCGGCGGTAACGTGGTGGGAAGATATAAAGCGCCAGATTGCCGCCAAGCGTGGGCAGAAGGCAGTCGAAATTTTAATTGGTGACATGAATGCGCAGAGCAGCAAAAGTAGACAAAAACCATGAAGATATTGTCCAGGCACTTAGAGCTGCTGGCGCAACGGTTCAGAGTTTGGCTACGGTCGGTAGCGGCGTGCCGGATTTACTGGTCGGATTCAGGAAACAAACATTTCTGGTCGAGATCAAAAACGGTGAAGCGTCGCCAAGTGAAAAAAAGCTAAACCCAGCGCAAGTAATCTGGCACTACAACTGGAACGGTGGACCGCTGGCGGTCGTAGAATCTGTCGATGAGGCGCTGAAATTGATAGGGCTGAAATGATTGTTGAGCTACGTTCAACCACGCAGGCCAAAGATTTAATGGGCAGTTTGTGGGCGAAGTTAAAGCCAGCACTAGAAGCAGGAAAAGAATTTACGCTTGAGATCAGACCGCTGACGCGGACGCTTGACCAGAACGCCAAGTTTCACGCCATGATTAACGACATCGCAAAGCAGATGGGCGAAGCGGGGTCGAGCTGGACGCTGGAGGATTGGAAGCGATTATTAATTGACCAGTGGGCTGCGGACACCAACCGCCGGATCGGGTCGGTTGTGCCGAGCTTAGACGGGCATCGGGTAGTGCAATTAGGGCTTCAGAGCGCCAAGTTTTCGGTAGAGGATGCTGGCGAGTTTATTGAATGGCTGGATGCGTGGGCAGCGCAAAAAGGCATTGAATGGAGGTGACGATGTTACGAGATGGAAAATTTATCAAAGAGGAACCTATCAAGATCGGGTCGCATTACACACCTAGTTACCGACCTAGCTTTTTCAGCAAAGAAGAACAGTTTATGCAGGCCGTGCTGTTAGGTATTGAGCAGCGCCGCGAATCATTTTTATCGAAGGTTTTAGGTTTAATGCTTCGCGTATGAATACCGACGAAATCTTAAAGTCGGCCATCATGCTGCACAGCGATACCCGCGATGCGGTGCGCTGGGCGATAAAACAAGAACGCGCAGAGTGCGCCAAGCTATGCGAAGAAGCTAGCCGCGCAGCACAGCCAGTAGAGCTAGCCGACATGATCCGGCAGAGGAACCTGAAATGAATAACTACGAAGCGCAGCGACAAACTTTAATTGATTACCTGCAATTGATGGTGACGCGTGCAGATTGGCACGGCGTATCGGATGCGGCTAATGATCTGCGGGTGCTGGAGGCTGAAAACAAACCCAAATTGGCAAGTCTTGATCCTTCTGCTATGTGGGTGCGGTCATGACCATCACACTAACACGCGAGGAAGCGCAGCAGGTGCTGGATGCAATGGAAGCAATGCAGACCTACACACGCGCAGAACGCAAAGGTTTACGGATATTTGACGAAGCAATCGAAACCCTCCGCGCCCGACTCGCGCAGCCTGAACGCGAATGGCAGGAACTGACGGATGAGGAAATAAAACGCTACAAACCCGTATGCGCAGACCTAGATTCATTTCGTGCTGGTGTAAAAGCAGTTGAAGCCAAGCTGAAGGAGAAGAACAATGGGCGGTGATGATTACGTTATTGACGGCGATTTGGCTTTTAGTAATAAGAGCGACGCATTGAAGTTTTACCAAGAGCAATATCACAAAAAGAAAAAATGGCAGGGGCTGACGGATGAGGAAAGACTGCGTTGTTTTGATGACGTAGATTGGAATAAAGTTGATTGGTGTCCAGACCACGAACAGTACGCAAAAGCCATCGAAGCCAAGCTAAAGGAGAAGAATGGAGGCTGAACCAAAGCGCCGGTTTTGCACTAGCTGCCAGGCGCACCGCGAGGAAGCGACAGGCGAAATGAGGACTTTTAAAAACACAAAACGCTGGATATGCGCCGCTTGCTTGGACCGCAGATCGGAAAGCATTTACAAAAACCACGACAAAAATGACCGTTATCAGTATCCCTAAACGCAAATATGTGCGCAGCCAGAAGCTATTGCGGTTGGTGGCTACGTTAGAATGTCAACTCTGCGGGTCGTATGATTTTGTTCAAGCAGCGCACACTAACTGGGGCGGCGGCAAGGGCCGGTCAATTAAGTCGGATGACAATTTGATCGCGGCATTATGTGCGTCGTGCCACTTTGACATCGATCAGGGCAGCAAATGGTCAAAGCGTGAACGACAACAAGCCTGGTGGTTGGCGCATCGTAAGACGGTTGAGAACTTGGTGGACGCGGGATTATGGCCAGTTGACGTACCCGTGCCGAATGACACAGAATGGCAGCGTCTTTTCTCACTCCTCTAGTTGGGACGCTGCTTTGGCCGGGGTCGCTAACCCGGTCTTTTTTTTAAGGCTGATATGGACGAAGAAGCCGCAGAATTTATCGCTACGCTATTTCACAGCAGCACGGTGGCGCATTTTATGCACTTATCCACTGATTCCTATGCTGCGCACAAGGCGCTGGGGCGGTATTACGAGCAGATCATCGAGCTGACCGATAACTTTGCCGAGGCATATCAGGGACGGTACACCAAGATTAAAAAGTACCCAGACGACTTTCACGCAGGCAAAGACCCGGTCGCTTATCTTAAACAAATGCAGAAATTTGTTGACGAAGCGCGAGAACATTTACCCCAAGACAGTGAAATTCAGAATATCATTGACGAAATCTCAGAATTGATCGATTCGACGCTGTACAAACTTAAATTCCTTGACTGAAAGGACTATCATGAAAGACAACGCAGAAATGATCCCAAAGGGCTACGGTTCCGGCACTAAGCCGCCTGCTGGCGCGTCCGCTTCGGATTCGTCGGGTGAGCGCCGTGGCAAGATTGTGAACGGCGTAGGCATGGGCATGGCTGACGGCACCGGCAGCAACAAAGAATTTAACGGTGGCCGTTCTAAGGGCGTGTGTTATACGCACGACCGTTCGTCTTACCAGAAAAAGTGATTGTCAATAAAACAACGGGCATCCTATGAGCGATGTCCGTTGCAAATCCTGCCGTTTCTTCACGCAGGCCCAGGTTATGGGCTTGTGCCGTCGTTTTCCCGAAACTCAAAACAAACACGAAATGGATTGGTGTGGCGAACACCAGCTATCCGTTGTCGCGTCTATTCCAGTGTATGACGTTATGGCGCAAACGGAAGTCAAAAAACGAGGGAGACCCAAAAATGGACATTAAACCGTTGCGTGATCGCGTCGTGGTGCGCCCTGTGGTGCGCCGCTTGTCGGACATTCTGTACGTCCCCAACAACGAAAAATTTAACGAAGGCACTGTAGTGGCTATTGGCCCACAGGTGCGGGACGCGCAGGTTGGCGACTTTGTGAAATATGGGAACGGCACTTATTTGGATTGGCCAGTTCATGAGGTTGACGGGCAGGATTATCAGATTATTCAGGAAGCCGACATCGCCATGATCGTCGAGGCTGAGAATGGCTAAACACGACAAGCCAATCGCCAAGACCACGACCGGCAAGGGCAAGAATTACAACCCGACCGAGAAGGGCGCGGGAATGACCGCAAAGGGTCGGGCAGAGTACAACCGCAAGAATGACGCGAATTTAAAACCACCAGCACCAAACCCCAAGACAAAGGCTGACGCTGGACGCAAGGCGAGCTTTTGCGCGAGAATGGAAGGGGTGGTAAAGCACGCCAAAGGCCCAGCGGAACGGGCAAAGGCATCGTTAAAGAACTGGAATTGTTGAAAGGAATATCATGTCTAACACGCAAGCCATTGGCGTTGCATACGCTGACCCAGCCCTAAATAGTTTTGAAGTCGGCACCGCGACAGTGCCTATTGCCAATACTGCATCGGGCAACCTAAATCAGATTTATTCGCAAACCACGCACACGTCGGGTGATTTTCGTGGTTTGTATTCCCGTGTGGACTTTGCTGGCGCTGGCGCTGGTGAAACTCTGCGGGCTTTGTCCCGTGTAACGGCTGCGCAAGGCGCTGGGCAGACCACTAACGGCGCACACATTAGCTTGTCGGTAAATACTGGCGGCACAATCAGCGGCGCTGGTAATGCTTTGAGAGCTACTATCGGCGGGACTTCGACCAATCCTGGCGGCACTCTGGCTGCACTGCAACTGGATTCAGACTTTGCTTCCGGCGGCACATGGAGCAACGCATCGTTCCTGCGCGTAACGAACAGCGGCACTGGCGAAGTCGGTAACTTTGCCGCCATGCCCGCAGTAAGCGCAACCGGTGTATTCCGCGCCAAAGTTGGTTCGCCAGTTGTAACGCACACTATTCCCGTTACCAGCGGCGGCACGACCTATTACGTTATGGTCAGCACCATTGCCTAATGGAAATAAGCCGAGAGTTTATCGAAGCTGAAATTAGTGAGGTTCAGCGTGAGTTGCAAAAGGCGCACACCTTTGTGATTCAGGCTGAAACCTCATTAGCAATTTATCAAATGTTGCTGACGCGATTGAGCAAAGGCGACGATGAGTTATGCGAAGGGGAATCGAATGGCGACTAAACCTGGGTTGTACGCAAACATCCACGCCAAGCGTGAACGGATAGAGCGCCAGAAGGAAGCGGGCAAGACCCCTGAACGTATGCGCAAGCCTGGGTCAGAAGGCGCACCCACGGCTAAAGCGTTCAAAGAAAGCGCCAAAA